CAAAACCAGAGGTAGGGGCATCAACTGATACTTGGGGTACAAAACTAAACGCAAACCTAGATTCAGTTGACGGCATTTTTAGTCTTTCTGGTACAGCCGTTGACATGGGCCAAGTAGATTTTGGCGGTGCGGTAATAATAAAAGGTACAAACCCAAGTCTTACTATTGGTGATGCTGGCGCAGAAGATACCAAACTTGTTTTTGACGGCAACGCACAAGATTATTATGTAGGACTAGATGATAGTTCAGATAGTTTAGTTATTGGTTTAGGATCAGCAGTTGGCACAACGCCAGCTATGACAATTAACTCTAGTCAACAAGTTTCATTTGCACAAACTCTTATTGGTACAGCATTAGACATCTCAGGCGATATAGACGTAGACGGCACAACTAATTTAGATGTAGTAGATATAGATGGTGCTGTAGATATGGCTTCAACTCTTGCAGTTGGAGGTACAACCACCATAACTGGCACAGATGACTTACCATTAATAATTAATACTGCAAATTCAAACGGACCACATTTAAGATTTCAAGTAAGCGGTAGCACAAAACATTTTGTTGGTTCAGGTGGAGGTATCGCTTTAGGTGATGCTGATGATTTGTCACTAAGAGCATTTGATAATCTCCTATTTTCTACAGGTAATTCTTCAACAGAAAGAATGCGCATTGATAGTTCAGGTAAAGTTGGAATTGGTATTACAAGTCCACAGGAGATGCTTTCAATAAATAGTGGTACTACAGGCTCATCATTTATTCAGGTTACTAATACAACACTTGGTACAAGTGACAATGATGGTCTTTATCTTGGTATACAATCAGATGAAACTGGTTATGTAGGAATGAGAGACAATGAAGGTTTGGCTTTTGCTACAAATAATACAGAAAGAATGCGTATTAGTAGTGCAGGAAATGTTGGAATTGGGGACAGCAATCCTTCAAGCATTTTAGACATAAACGCTAGTGCTCCAACTGTAACAATAGAGTGTGCCAGTGGCCAAGATTCTAAAATCTTATTTGTAGAGAATGGTTCTAACGCAGCTTCATTTTTTTACGAAGGCTCTGCTGGTGCTGGAACAGCTAATAATTTACATATTAGAAGTGAGTTAAGTGGAGGTGAAACCAATTTAGTTACTGTTGGATTAGATGGAAATGTTGGAATTGGGGTTAGCGACCCTGGTGACTATGATTCAAGAGCAGAAAGACTTGTTGTTGGTGAAAATGCAGATACAGGTATTACTATAGCAAGTGGTGCAAGCAGTGACGGTAGATTAGTTTTTGCACAAATTGACCAAACAGATTTAAGTCATGGTTCTATAACTTATGACCAGTCATCAGATACAATGGCTTTTGAAGTTCAGGGTACTGAACGTTTTAGAGTTGATGATGCTGGTCGTGTGTTAATAAACACAACAACAGGAGCTATTGGAAGTTTAGGAACCGCAAATAGACTTGCTGTTGTAGGTGGTACAAACTCTACTGTCCCTATGATTGTTTTTGCAGATCAAGATACTTCTGTTGAAGCTGGTTGTTGTCTTTTAGAGATAGGTTATAGAGGAGATACTTCATTTAGTGAAGCGTTCTATATTTTATTTTCAGATTCAAGTGGTACACAAGGCAGTATAAGCGGTACAGGTAATCAGACAGTTTCCTTCAACACATCTTCAGATAAAAGACTAAAAGAAAATATTGTAGATACTGAAAGTCAATTAGAGACAATTAAACAAATAGACGTAAAAGATTTTAATTATATAGGTAATGATAAAACCACCACTGGTATGATTGCCCAAGAACTAAAACAAATTATACCTAATGTTGTTATAGAAGGTGGAGAAGATGCTAAAAAACACCCATGGAGTATTGATTACGGAAAACTCACACCTTATTTAATAAAAGCAGTACAAGAACTTTCTACGACAATAGATGAATTAAAAACTGAAATACAAACTTTAAAAGGAGAATAAATATGGCAATATCTTACGAATGGGATTGTAAAACACATGAAAGGTATAAATCACATAATAGCAAGACTAATGTAGTCTATAATGTTCATTGGAGACTTACTGCGACTGATGATAGTAACAATGATTCTGAAGGTAATCCTCAAACTGCTACAGTTTATGGATCACAGTCTTTAGATACATCTGATCTATCAAGTTTTAAAAATTGGTCAACTCTGACTAATAGTGACTTGCAGGGTTGGGTAGAAACTGCATTAGGTAGTGATAAAGTAACTGAAATGAAAAGTAATTTAGATGCAGTTATAGCTGAAAAAGTAACACCAACAACTGAAACTAAAACATTAACTTCATAACATGGCCCTTTTGCCCGTCACACCGCCCGCTGGCATAGTCAAAAATGGTACTGATTATGCAAACAAAGGTCGTTGGGTTGACGGGGATCTCATACGCTTTGAAAATGGTTTTCTCAAACCTATTGGCGGTTGGTCAAAACTTATAGCAACAGCCTTAGACGGCGAGCCTATTGGTATGTATGCCTATGCAGCCAATGATGGTGAAGCTGTTTTAGGTATTGGCACAAGACAA